GAATTTACTAACTCTAATGATGTGACTTTTGTAATATCTTTGTATCTAACTGTGTGTCTATATCTTTCCCACCATTCTTCTCTAATCTGTCTTATGACATCATCTTCTGCGAATTGTAGTTGGGTATCAAAATCTGTTATGCCAAACTCAGCAATATCTGGTTGATATTTTTGTACTTCTGCTAAGTTTACTGAAAAATCTGTTGTAGCCATAATTATTATTAACATAAGGGTGGGAAAAACCCACCCCTAAATTGTTATTTATTATGCAGCTAAAGTATCTGCTGTGATTTTAACTCCATAGCTATCGTGTATTTCGGAAACACCGAATACTGCGGTTGCTACAAGTTCATCTGCTCTTAATGAAGCATCTCTTTGACTTTCAATCTTTAGATCTTGCATCATAGCAAGAGCTAAAGCATCTTGTGAGAATACACCACCAATAGAGTCATCTGATCCATCAACAGAAATATTTGAACTTTCAAATATTTGTACACCTGCAATATTACCAACAAAGCCTGTTCTCATAGCTTCGTTTGATAATTCAGTATCTCTACCAACAAATGTATTTGTTAATGTCTTTTTGACATTGAATATTTGTTTTGGGTGAAAGACACCATAGTATGGTCCAGGTGCATTGTTAGTTCTAAGTTCTGCTGCTGCTTCAAATAGATCTTGAACTACAATTTCATTACCTGCACCAGGTCCTTTTTCTGTTGAAAACCCTGTGAACAATGCTGATAAATCTGCATCAATCTTTCTTGCAATAGCTTCACCGAATAATCTTCCAATGTCACCTGCAACATTTCTTGATGCTGAATTTCTAGCAAGGTCTGTGAGTGTTGTCATAATACCAACCTCTGAAGCTGTGATAGTCACAGATGTAGGGTTGATTGCTGTGTTTGATAAATCTGTTGCTTCATTTACTGCCGCCGCTGATACATTTGCATAAATCGGTACTTCTACTGATTTACCACCACCTGCGATAGTATAATTACGCACAAGATTTCGCATAATTGATTGCTCGGAAGCAACAAACAATGCTTCTGCTACGATCTCGGTATATAATTCCGATATCGTACTACTTGTTGTTTCATCTGCCATTTTATTTCTCCTTTAAATAGCGGTTATTTGTTAAGATTAATCACAGTAGGTTTAGAATTACGCTCTTTTCTATATTCAGCATATTTCTTCCTATCCTCTGGATTATTCATGTCTAAGTCCGCCAAATTAAAGGTCTGTGCGTTTACCTTCCCCACATTACTAACACTTCCACTCCCAGAAGGGGTTGCAACTTGGAAATGTGCATTCTGTGTCATAAACTCAGAAACAAACTCATCTATGGTTAATGGTTTGCCTTCTTTGTTGTATCTTGTTGTTCCATCTTTATCAAGTATTTCTACTCTACCTTCTTCACTTAATCGAACATTATTTTTTAATAAATCTTTAACTTGATTAGGATTGATTGCTTTATTGATAGAGGCTGATTGTATTAATTGTTTATCAACTCTTTCATTTTTCAATTCATCTTGTAATTTTTTTTCTCTCTTTTTATGTTCTTCTACCATTGAGGCTCTTACCTCTTCGAACTTACCTGCTTCAAGTTTTCTTTTTTCTTCAGCTTCTTTTGATCTAGCAATAATCTCTTTTGCCTCGTCAATATCAGATACACCTAAATCTTCTAATGTTCTTCTCTTTTGTCTATGAAGTCTGTCTTTGATTGTTTTATCAATCATAGCTTGGCTATCTTCTTTTGGCTCTTTAGATTCTACTTGTTCTACTACTTCTTCTTGTTTTACTTCTTCCTGTACTGTTTCCGTTTTGTTCTCGTCAGACATAATTAGTTCTCCTTAATATTTAAGATGTATAAAATAATTATAGATTATTCAACAAATTTATCCCAATCATCATCAAACAGAATAAAGCTGTGCCTACATCTATACCCACCTCTATTGACAAATGGATCAGTTCCAGACTTACCATTCCAAGATGAACTAGACCATAAACTCCTAGCTTGTTCTTCAGTAAACACTTTATTTAGATTGTTTCTACAAAATGGTCTAGTGGTGGTAATATTAGTTCCTACATATTGAAACTTTGTAATACCTGCTTCTTTACCTTTATAGATAGTAAACTGTCCGTCAAATTGCATTAAACTATCATGTGCTATTTGTCCTGCATATCTACGCATATTATTGCCCAAAATATCTGAAGCATACTTTGTATGTAATACTTCCCTTGCACTTTTAACTCTTGCAATAGTTTCTGCGTTGTCTGAGTATCTATTTTTATCTATGTAATCTACTAGCCTATTGATAGCAGTTTCATTTGATCTTTGATAAACACCATTGATCTGACCTCTGATGTTTTTTACCATCTCAGTAAATGGTCTGCCTGTCACAGAGGATTGATATACTTCATTGGCTACAGTATCTAAAAATCTGTTTGCTACATCTTCAAATCCAGAGAAAGATAAAAACTTTAAATCATTGATTACTTTTAAATCTGGTTTCGTAAGTGTCTTGAAAGTATCTGGCACTTGTAAAGGTTTGATAAACTTCTGATATTCTTTTACTATCTCATCATATTCAGAAACAATAGTATCTGCTTCTTTCAAAAAGTTTTGTTCAATAAGTCTTTTTAAGTTTGGTCTAAGCTGTATTGCTATTTGTGTTGTAAGATTGACACCACCAGATGTTGCTTTGGTAAGTTCTGCAATAATATCATCTTCTAGTTTTTTTAATGTACCAAGTAATCTTTCTTCATGGCTATCTATTAATTTATTTAAGATGCCTTGTTTCTTATTAGCAAATTGTTTGAAACTATCTTTAAATGCGTCTGCCATTCCATTTTGTATATAATGAAATGGCAGATAAGTAAATTATGTATTATTAACTTGGTCTTATGACCAATCGTGTAATTTATTTTTTCCTTCTGCAAACCATTTTTTTACTTTTGCAACAGTATCTACATATCCATCAAAGCAGTTCTCTGGCTCATCATCTGTAGCTACAGGCAACATAAATGCATAAAGATCATCATGCTCATTATTAGGATCATGCATCATAATATTTTTGTTTACTAAAGAACCATAAACACCTTTTAAAGTATCTACTTCAAAGTGTTTCAATCTATCATCACCAACAATATCACCAAAACATATCATGTTTGGTTCCCATGCCCTATCTAAACAAACTTGTAAAACAAGTTCTTCTTTATCTGTAAATGAAATATTAGTCATTTTTGTATCTCCTATATTTGTGTTTAACATATAGAAAATATATAGATTTTTTATAGAAATGCAACTACAACGGAAAACTTTTTTTCCATGCTTTTATTGACCAAAAAGCAGGAGATAATGACTTTTGCCCTTTTACTTGCTTCAAAACACCCCCCATTCTAGCCAAAAATGATCTTTGTCTAGCAGGAATATTCTTCTTAATCTTCATATTAGGATCACCAAATCGTACTACCCTTACATTTCCAGATGATCTATCTCTTACATAGACTCCAAACTTCTTGCTTTTATTAGGTGTTCTAAAGGGTTTATTTAGCTTTACTGACCTACCTCTATAGGTTGCCATTACTTGCCTACATTTCTCATAGCTGAAGTATGAGCCTGTCCAAATGTTTTACCGCTTTTCATGGCTCTAGCCATTGATCTCATGTGTTTTAAAGTATGATGTCTGGCATGACTACGCATAGTTTTTTGCTGTCTTGGTGTCAGATCTTTGATGATGTTTTTTATAGAGTTTACTTTTACCATTGATTGTTTCTGCTATCTTGCTGTTGTTCTATTATTTTCTCTTTTTTTTTCTAAGGTCTAAATCATGCTTTCTTGAACCTCTAAGAAAACTATTGACTCTACCCATAGACCAAGCAGCCATAGGTACTCTACGACTTCCTGCTGATAAGAATGCACCTTGCCCTCTACGATATACTTTAGCTAATGTTCCATAAGTGTATCTCTTTGATGCTTTTGCTTTTCTTTTAAGTGTAGCAACAACTGAAGCTGATAAAGGTTTTCTTCTAACTGCCATTATGCTTTAGTCCTTGCTCTAAGTAATGATCTAGGTATTCGTTTACCTGCTTTGTATAATGCTGAAACTCTTTTGATAAGTCTGGCTCGTCTTTTGCGTTCTTCTTCTTTCTTGAGTCCAGATAAATATTTCTTTGGTACACCTGTCTTTTTATCCTTTGGAACTTTGCGTCTTTTACTCTTCGGCAACTTCTTCACCCTCGATTGCAGGTGTTGAGAACTGTCCTATTGGTCTTGGTTTAGCTTCTATCTCATTATCTATATCTGCTAACTTCTCATCATCTTCTACAACTGCCCTAGCTATTTGTTTATCGACTTCTTTTGCAAAGGTATCAGATACAACTCCAGATGCTTTTGCTACTTGTAAGAACTGTAGATCAGCAGA